GTTGTAGATGCTAGAGAAATAGTAACTGACATTAAACGTGGTAGGATTCTCGGATTGTATTTGGTTAGAATTTGGTAGCATATTGCCGAATCTATCCCTGTACTTTCCCCGCATAAAGGCTCCTTGCTCTGTTATAAACTTTCCTGCCAGTGATATTACTGACAGGTTGCTTCTTCTTTGCGTGTCCCATGAAACAGTCTGGACAGGCACTCTTTGCCCATCTATCGGTAGTTTCAGTAAAAGGCACCACGCTGCCACACCAAGTAGTAACGTGTTCCCCTGTTGCGGGGTCATTGCGCCTGCTGCGGTATTTCTTCTTGTGTATCATGTTGCTTACTCCATGCGTTCATGCCCATTGAAGGGAGGTCAAAGGTTAAGACTCGTGTGTATGGTTGTTTGGTTGCTATCTTCTTGACGTTTGCTGCAACTAATCCAGAGAGTATGTTAGCACAATAGATGGTAGACTTAGCTGTGCATCGCTCATGTACGCCATCTTCATCAGTGTGCCATGATTTTATGTATCCTGCCATGTCTTCTATATCGTTAGGATTCATGGTATACATTGACATAATCTCGGCTCCCATGCGTGGATCAATAAACGCTTTCACGTTAGGCCCACAAGAGTCGAAGATTACTCGCCTTACTTCCATGGAATCTACGGCACTAATCACGATAGGTGTATTGGCAGTATCTTGCTTCTCGTATTTACGGGCAAAGCTACTGATATTTATACCAGTGAAGCTATGTATCATAGTTTGAAGGGCTTCTACTTTCTTCTCACCAATGGCACTCACAGGATAGAACTGGCAATTCATGTTCTCTACGTCAATAGTGTCATGGTCATATACTCTCACGTCAGCGAATCCCATTTTCACCAAGGCAAGTGCAGTCCATGAACCTACTGCACCCGCCCCTATAACGGTGATTGGAGTAGAGAGAACCTCAAAAGGGATAAGGTCTCTCTGTCGTGTTAGTGTGTCTCGGTATATATTAGTCATTGTTATGCTCCTTTCTTGTCTAAGTGTACTTGTTTAAGTGCGTATGCTGTGCTAGTGAACTCTTTATGGATTATGGGGCCTGTTACAGGATTCGGGTGCCAGAACTCACTGAAATCTAAATCCATCATGTCAACAAAAAACTCTTCAACGTCTACCATTTCTGTTGGTGGGTTATTGAACATACCACGATACAGTTTGCACATTTTCAGCCAGTCTTTGTTATTGAATGGGTTTTTAAATATCACGCTGGTACAATCATCGGGGTTAGCTTTCTTGTAGCTGTCAAATGTTAGCCATTGCTTGAGATTGTCGTCCCATATTATGTATGTTCTAGGGTGAACCGAACCATGCTCCCTGTTTGAAGGGATAGTCGTATCGGCAAACGGGAATCCTGCGTAAGTATACTCACCTGATACAAGCCTTTCCCATTGATACTCGGTTCCAGTAAATTCAAAACCCAAATCCGTTGAAGTAAGAGTTGTTCCAACCGTCTTCTTCTTCTTCCCATTGGAAATGGTTCCTTGATACTTTCCCGTAAGACCGCCTTGTTGGAGGTACTTTGGGGCATAGGTTTTACACTTTTCGTCCATTTCCTTCTTGCATTGCTCAAGCACGCTGTTACATACTGGCGTATATTCTTGAGTTTCAAGATCATCAATGAATATGGCAGGAAGAAAGTCAGTAGCTCCTTGGAAGAAAGCTGATTTCATCTCACGTTTCTTGTTAAATACGGTAGCGAGACAGAATCCCTGTGTACCGAACTCTTCAATAGTTGATCGGTCTGTGCCTGACCAGAATACGCCCATGTTTACATGACTGTGCCACCAGAAATTTAAGTGACCTTCCACTTCCCTTGTCTCGTATAACAGTTTAGCTACGGCACCTGCGTCGATGTCTGTACTTGCACCAGTATTTTCCTGATCTAATAGATATACATCTGATACATGGTAAGCTTGCTTTTCTTTGTCATAGATACATTTGCCTAGACCGCTTATTTCGATATTAGACGCTTGTACCCAGTAGTTAATCTTGGTCATTGCCAAGCTGCTGATAAGCACTTTTGGTTGTGATAACATTCTATTCTCCTAGATGTTAATGTAGTTACAATTCCCACACTCATGGGCATAATTTCTTCTATATCTTTCGTTCATGTAGTTGTCGCCGTCCCAATCAAATTCCTGACTACACTCGCTACATTCAGCGGGGTAACAGTCTCCCATTATATAGCCACTTACCTCATTAAGAGTTGAGTAACCTGCGTCTTTCATAACCTGCCTCTCTGAATCGGATACATGGGCAAGACTGTAGGGATCAGGTAAGGCGAACGATATAGGGTTGACTGCTAAATCAAACTTTATTCTATTGAACAAGAAACAGTTGTCATGAATATAAATCACAATACAGCCGTTTATTGGTTCAAATTGATAATCGTGACCAGTTACAATGACATCTTTAAGAAACAATAAAGGATTGATCTTGGTATCGTAGTTACGGTTGTATCGCTTTACAAAGGTATCTAGCCATAGATTAACCATTTCAGTATCAACAACATTATGAGCTAAGTCCCACGATCCCGTTTCAAGCTCATTGAAGCTATGAGTAACTTGTTTCGTACCATACTTATTGATAACGATGTCACCATCTGAATTAACTTCCAGTAGCCTTTGAAGCGTGATGCCGTGATTACCAACAGATTCGACGATGTATAGGCGATTCTTTCCATCGTAGATACGATGAATCAAGGCACCTTGTTTAAATTTTCCACGTACATCTACATATTCAACGTGTCCATATTGGCTGTAGGGTATAGCGTTTATTACTGCATCTTTGAGGCTAACGCTCATGCCACTAGTAATGGCAATCTTGAATCGTGTAGGCACTTTACCGTACTCTTGTAATATTCTATAAGGATTCGATGGCTCATAGGTAGTAAGTAAAGCCCGTAGCATGGTCATTGCTTCTTTAAGCTTGCCAGCGTTCATTGCATCATAGAAACGATCTTCTCCGTCTCCCCAACATAGCGTACCGCTACTCGAAACGTGAGGGTGGTAACTTGAGCCAGATGAACACTGTATAGGCGTAGAGAAACAGGGATACACATTAGCACTCTTATTGTGAATATTAATAACAGCAATGTATTGTCCCATGTCTACAGTACAGTCAATACCCGCAGCGGGGTTATATTCCTTAAGAACAATGCGACTGGTAACAAAGTAAAGTGTATCGGCTTGGCGGTTAACAAATTTCCACCAACCATCTGCTTCAATATCAATTACTTGATCGAGTAGTGGCTCAGCATGATCGGCACCATTAGCAATAGCTTCTGTGTATTCCCTAATACGAGTCCGAAACGTGCTACAGCGAGTCGCTGATAGTAGGTAAGATTCATACTTCCTACGCATTTCATCAGCCATGTCACGCTCGCCAGCTTCCGCTTGACGTAACAGTTCAGCCATGTTTGTTCTAAACTGTAGCTCGCCTAACTTGTACTGATCCATGTAGTTAGTGATAGCTACAGGCTCCTGTGCTATAGGATCATTCAACACCGAAAATAGTATCGGGTTGATAGCTTCGGGCTTCACGTCCCCTTCGACGTAAGCTACAAACTTTTCAAGGGGTATCCTTGATGGATTGAATCCCATACTGCCAGATAGCATACCAATGTATTTACTAAACGGTGTATCAGGATTCTTAGCCATGTGATCGGATAGGTTCATGTATTCCTCCAATGGTTAATCTTATACGACGAAAAGGGCGACCTATTCAGGTCAACCCGTTTCATGCTACGAATGTGTGTGTGTGTGTGTGTGCTAGAAACTAACAGCCACCCTTTACAGATGGTGAGAAAGTAACAAAGCTGTAATCAGCAAGTTCATCGCTTAGTGATGCAGGGTTGCCGTTAACAGTTGCAGAGTAAGAACCACTAATGTTTAGTGCCGCCATCGCCTCTTCTACAGTTGAAGCTTCGATTACTCTAGCTTGTCCACCAGTTACTTGTGCAGTGATTGTTCCGTTTGACATAATATTCTCCTATAATGTAGCAACATCGCTACGGTTAATCCCAACATTGGGAGTCTGTATTTCTAGTTTAGTTGGTGGCGTGTACCAGTCAGGCATATCTCGCCCTGTCCATACTGGTTGATACCAGTTACCGGCCTCGTGTGCCTTGTATTCTACGTCCCACTTATCACGCAAATGTAAACGGTACGCTTTTATCGTGCTACTCACATTCTTATAATCAGTGCAGTTAGGGATCGGGGTTCCGTAAGGCTTATCCCAATCATCAAGCTGCAAGTCCCATTGGAACATAACAAACGTGTGATAATGTTCAGCACACTTATGCTCCTTGCCACGCCTAAGCTCAAACTCACGACACAAGTACGCAAAGTAATTAAGCATAAGCTGGTAGTTACTCGGCGACGTTCTACACCAGACAGATGAAGGGTGGTTCATGTGTGTTGGTCTATACGGTGCCGTAGTATCGCCATGGTAAACAAGGCAATTGTTTAACAGTTGCGCTGTCTCAAGTACCATCTTAGTCACCCGCCTATCATCTAGGTTCTGGGCACAGGTAGCGAGGTCATCGTCGCAGTAAAAGAAGTTCATTAGAACACACTCCACAATGCAAGCGATGCCAGTATCAGGAGGCAGGCAACAAATAGCTCTCCACATAAATCACGCATATCAATCTCCTAGTAACGTGGTTAATAAATAGTGTTAAGTACACTCAAGGAACACAGTCACCAAGAAATAGAGTCGTAGTGACTGTGAACCTTCAACAAACTTAACGATAAACTAGGAGATTATCTACTCTCGCCAGTTGAAGTTAGCGTCTTGATTAGGTGTAACCTAGTAGCGTCGTCCGCTGGGACTTTTGCTAAATTAGCTACGATACCAAGTGCTGAATTAAATCCTTCTTTGTACATGTTACGCTTCTTAGCCATATTGGTTGGTGATTTACGAATCTTGGTGCGGGGCTTAGCTGGCTCTCGGTACTTGGCAAGGGCTTGCACAACCTTAAGTCTATGGTAATGCGGTACCGCCTTGTTCTTGCACCAGTTAGAAATGGTTGATGGTGTTACGCCTACTTCAGAGGCTAACTGTACGCCGGTGATGTCTGCTTGCTTCATGCGTAACTTAAGATCAATCGTTGGTATGCTCATTTGTACCTCCTAGAGTATATGAGACGTTGTATCGTAGCGACTATAGCTACAGTAATTATAGGTAGTATGATAAAGGCTAAGCCTATTTCAATGGCGTGTAGCGTGGTGCGGGCTGCGTGGTAGTTCATGTGTTCTCCTAAATATTAATAGTGATTCGATAGCATCTATAGGTGTTCCAAGTATCTCGACTACAGCATCAGGAGACATTGTGGTCTTACTCAAGAAGCTGGATTTACATACACAGTTATCTCTAGGACTGTAAGCTACCTTGTATAACGACTTATGGTACGTGAAAGGTGATGCGTGCTTAGGGAACTTAGTTACCGATAAAGCCATATCACTATTCAGGGTAAGCAAGTAGTAGCTGCCATTGATAGCTAATATATTGTTAATAGGTATTCTGTTCACCTAATCTCCTAGATACGTAGTTAATAATAATAAATAGTCAAGTGATAAGAGTCACAAAAACTGAAATTCATCATTCAAAAATCATGCCAAGAAGTTAAGTTATTGAAATTATTGAGTTTGAAGTTGGCATGAAACTTGCTTGTGGTGTCAAAATGGCAGGTCAAAATGGCTCCAGTGGTATCAAAATGAAACCATGAAATTTTTTCAATTTGAAAAATGCTAAAAAGAAACGCGCGCGCACAGCTATAGGTGCTATGTCAAGTTTTCACCATATGGTAGAAACGTGGTGTAAGGAACGAGATGCGTCTAAATAAATTTGGGACGGGCATAGGTTGTGTCCCTAGTTATAAACATATTTCAACTAGGGGCTTTTTTAGGGGTATTTTAAACGAATGTTATTGTTGCGAGGGGCGTTATTGATGTGACGTGTCTCAATTTAATCGATTTATGGTGGGCATAACTTAGATTTATTGAGTTTGTAAGTAGTTGATATTAGTTTCTATGATGCCCCTAGTCGGACTAGTTGGGTACTAGTTGGGAACGATGCGTTAAGTACGTGAAATGATTCATGAATCGGGGATTTTGGGCCTAAGTGTACCTACTTTTCTTTAAAAAAGAGTATACAAAAGTGGTTAGGAAAATATGTATAGTGTCTAGTAGAACTCTTTAATTTCTGGCGCAACTAGGGGCACTAGTCACCCACACTGCGTCATTAATGTTTTCGATGGTGTAAGAAACAAGAAAAGGGGCACGAGGCCCCTAGTTTTTATGCTTTTAGTTTTAGTACAGTCTCGCCACTTGCTACGTGAAGCTCGGCATAGGCTTCAAACAGCTTGGCAAAGTCTTTGCTTAGTAACCCTGTCTCAACAGCTTGGAGCATTGCCATGTTGCTCATGGAAAAGCCGCCTAGAAACTTGCCCGCTTTGTCAGACATCCCGAAATAGGCATAGCTGAAATTGAATGGCTTTGTACCTTTGCCGCCTGTTGGTTGCATGAATACATTGCCTAATGCTACACGGTGCGGGTTCTTGTCACCCTGAACTTTTGTTTTTACTTCTTGAGTAGCATACTTGTTAAGCATAGTGTTTAAATTAGACATGGTAATCTCCTAGTGCTACTTGTAGTAGCGATAATTAGTTACTCAGCGACATTGCCGAGTTGCCAAAACACCGAGCAAACAGCGTGCCAAGTCGTAAGTAGCCGGAATCACGTCCCTAGCCTAGTGCCACAATGACACCATAGTGTCAAAGTGACCCTGAAACCTAGTGTCAACGTGACACCACCAGAACCACAGGGCACCACGCACCGCGTAACACAGAGCTATAAGATACACATACACACGCATCACGCACACATACACACGCATCACGCGCCTGCGCGACAATGACACCCTGTATCCTGCATCGAGTCAACGAATCCCCGTATATTGAGACACGCGCCTCCGCGCATGTGCGTCACGCATCACGCTACGCGTACACACGCATAGGGGGGCGGGGCCCCCCAATCCTCGCGTGCGTGAGGGCGTTAGGACCCTGATCCAACTACCCCTCAATTCTGAATCTATATCCGAGTAAAACGCTACACTATTCAGTCTCCCGTTACTATATACTTGCTTCGGGGTTCAAACTCCCGTATTCTTTGGTGATGACACGCGAAAAGAGCCGCGAAGAGGTGCTTATTGGCGACCTTTATAGCGAGAATCAGGATTTAAGAAAGCAACTGGCGAAGGAAAAGCGCCGCTATGCTTACCTGACTAGGAAACTTAGCACCCTGAAAAAGGAGACCTCTAGTGGAGGAAAAGTTCGCAATGACCATTCTCGACAAAAACACGGGAAAGCTGGTCACAAGAGACATCCGCACGGGGGAAGTGATAGCTGAGGAAGGTTCCTCGGTTCCACAGTACCTGTATTCTTTGGAGATGGCCGATGCTGTCTGCAATCTGGTGCGCGAGGGTCACACATACAAGGAGATTGCGTTAATGAGGGGCATGCCACCGATGCATTTGCTCTATAATTGGCGTAACACGCACCCCGATTTTGCGAAGCGGTTGAAGCTGGCGCGCAAGGATCGAGCATCGTGGTTCCATGATGAAGCTGTGCAAGTAATCAAGGAAAGTGATACAATCACCAAGGACGAAGTTGCGCGAGAGAAGTTCCGATTTGACGGGCTGATGCGATTAGCAGAGGTTGGTGATCAGGATACGTATGGTAAGAAGACCACGGCTCAGGGAGGCGCGGGTCCGACAACAATTATTATTAACACAGGCATACGCCGAGAAGAAGTTATAGAGGTAAGTCATGAGCAAATATCCAGTGAAGAATTTAGTGAAGACGGACGACGGGAGACTGTTGGAGATGGAAGAGTATCTGAAAGAAGTGATGCCGAAATACGAATCGGAGCCGAAATTGATGACGGAGAAACCGATACCGGAGTCGGAGTTACCGAAAGTCGTGAAGAAGGTAACGAAGAAGAAGGCGAAGAAGAAAGTATCTAAGAAGGTATAGTCATGGCTACACTAGATAAGAAAAAAATAGACAAAGAAATAGAACGAATGAATAGGGATACTAGCGATTTTGAGGTTGATGGTACAGTACCTAATATACTGTCACCAAGATTTGGCGAGAGTCGACGAGCGGTAGAGATGTTTGGAGACTCAGACGCTAAACTTAAACTATTAATAGAAGATTTAAAAAAAGAGCAAACCAAACCTAATCCAAAGGATAATAGGATACAACAATTACAGGACTCAATAATTAATAACGTAGAAAAAGGGCTGTCACCGAAAGAGCAGGAATTGAGAAAGGACGATCAGAAATTCAGAGATAGGCTAAACTCTGTAACAAGAAGTCCCGCATATTCAAACGAAGAAGCGCGTGAAGATATAAACACAATAGCAAATGCTAATGGAGTCAACGAAGATTTGGTTATAAGAGGACTGGTAACACCTGACCAGCATAAAGAGATTACGATGCGAACTCAGGAACGAAGGAAGCAGTTTCAAAAAGCTAAAGAGCTACAGAACGAGCCTGTTAGAAAAGGGATCAAGCAACATCAAGAGTTTCTTAATTTATTAAAGCAAGACAAAAGCATGACTCCCGCAGAAAAGAGGCGAGAAGATCAGAACATGCAAAAACAAATCATAGACGAGACTAAACAAAACCCTAAGACACAAGAAGGACTCAAGATGGAGAGACTTCTTAAGTCTGGTGTAGAGGATCAGCTTGGATGAAAAACAACCCATACAACCCGCATAGTAATCCATTCTATCCTACGGGAGAGTTGGAGAAGTATTCGGAGAATCATGAAGAAATTGATTTAGGTTACGAGCCTCGCCCATTTCAGGCACAGCTACACAACACGCTGAAAAGATTTAACGTACTCGTATGTCACCGCCGTTTCGGTAAAACAGTATTCTCAATTATGGAGACTGTAGACAAGGCTTTTAGAAATGAAAGAAAGAATCCTCAATATGCATACATTGCACCGACGTATGGCCAAGCTAAACGTGTGGCGTGGGAATACTTCAAGGACTACACCAAAGGGATTCCTGGAGCAAAACCTCACGAGCAGGAACTGCGAATTGATATTCCAAGACCCGATCGTGGAGATAAGATTAGATTCATGCTCCTTGGGGCAGAAAACCCTGACTCCCTACGGGGAATCTACCTTGATGGGGTTATTCTTGACGAGTATGCTCAATGTGATCCTACGATTTGGGGTCAAGTTATTCGGCCTGCGCTTAGTGATAGACTTGGATGGGCTATCTTCATTGGGACGCCAAAGGGGCAGAACCACTTCTACGATATTTATAACTCCGCACTCGGCTTACGTAACTGGAAAGTCGCAATATACAAGGCTAGTGAGACAGCCGTGGTTGACCCCGGAGAGCTAGAGGAAGCCCGTCAGACGATGACGGAAGAAGAATACGAGCAAGAGTATGAGTGTTCATTTGCAGCGGCTCTAACAGGCGCATACTACGGCAAATACATGAATGAGCTGGAGAGGAAGAAACAGATCACCAGCGTTCCTTATGATCCCGCCGTTCCAGTAGACACGTTCTGGGATTTGGGTATCTCCGATTCTATGTCTATCTGGTTCATTCAGTACGTAGGCAAAGAAGTACACGTTATTGACTATATTGAAGAAGCTGGTAAGGGGTTAGAGCATTACGTAAAAGAGTTAAAGGCTAAGCCTTATAGCTACGGGGATCACTATATCCCCCATGATGGTGCAGCTAGAGAATTAGGAACAGGTAGGACTAGGCAAGAAACATTGCTTGATCTAGGATTACGGACTATTATAGTACCTAGACAAATGGTAGCAGATGGTATCCACGCGGTGAGAATGGCGTTGCCACAATGCTGGTTTT